ATGGCGAGGTGACCAAAACTATTCCTAGCCGAGCTGACATGATCGAGCTCTTGGCTAGGTGCAAAGCGGACGCGGGCGAGGCGTGAGCAAGCGCAAGAAGCGCATCGCTACTCTGCCAGAGTCGCAGTGGATTTGGCCTGAGCAGGACCTGAGCCGAACGCTTGGGTTCACGTGGCCTGAGCGGCCTTGGGCGGATGCTGTTCGGCGTGGCGACTACCGCGTTTCGCTGACTCGTGGGCCAACGCAGATTGAACTTGACGTGCCTGTATTGAACGGGCCACTTGACGAATACTGGCACTTCGGTGCTGATGAGAGTGACGGCCTGGATGGGCCAGAAGAAGACGACCGCTCCTAAAGGGGGCCGACCAACAGACTGCACGCCGGAGATTACGGCGGAGTTCGTCAAGCATACGCGTGTTGGTGTTCCGTTGGCCGATGCGGCCGCGTTGTCGGGCATTCACGAGTCCACGGCTGACCGGTGGATGAAGCTAGGCAAAGAAGGGCAAGAGCCCTACTCCGGGTTCTACACCGCCGTTACGCAGGCGCGATCGGCCGCCAAGGCTGAGGCCATCGCAAAGGTCCGCTCGGGCATCTATCCCACGGGCGCACCCGACTGGAAAGCCGAAGCGTGGTTCCTAGAGCGCACGTTCCCGGGCGAGTACGGGCCGCAGCAAGTGGTTGCTGTGAAGGTCGAGAAGGAGCTTGAAGCGGTCGTGGATCGCATCGAGAGCATCAGGGCGAAGCTTGGCGAGGACGCGTACAACCTGGTCTGCGACACCATCCTTGGCGGATGTGCTGCGGAAGCGGCTGGCAGCAAAGAAGGTTGAGTCCAAACCGAACCCGTGCGTTTTGCCTGGCGAGGGGCTTTGCGAGTTCCTGGTCCGCGTCAGTCCGCACCTTGACGCTCCTAGGCACCTTCAGGGCGTAGTCAGCGCACTCGAGCGAGCTCGCACAGAGTCGCTGCGCTTGGTCATCTCGACGCCGCCGCAGCATGGCAAGACCGAGACGATCAAGCATGGCCTTGTCTGGTTGCTTGGTCAGTTCCCCGATCGGCGAAACGCGTACGTCACGTACCAATCCGATCGTGCTGAGAACATCAGCCTCGAGATGCAGTGGATCGCCGACGAGGCGCGTCTCAAGTGGGACGGCAATCGGCACCACTGGTACACGCCGCAAACGGGCGGACTTCTCGCGACAGGCATCGGTGGCCCACTAACGGGCTACGGCATCAACGGCGTTCTCGTCGTCGACGATCCATTCAAGGATCGCGAAGAGGGCGACAGTCAGTTGATGCGCGAGAAGGTCGACAACTGGTTTAGGTCGACCGCCCTAACCCGCGTGCATCCTGGGGCTAGCGTCGTTGTTGTTCAAACACGTTGGCACCCCAACGATCTTGCGGGTCGCTTGGAGGGTCGTAACTGGGAGGTCATCAACCTCCCGGCCATCAACGATAACGGCGAAGCGCTGTGGGAAGCGAAGCGGCCGCTAAGCTGGCTCGCAGAGCAGCGCAAAGAACTTGGGGAATACGAGTGGGCTGCGCTCTACCAGGGGCAGCCCAGGCCTCGTGGCGACTCGGTATTCAAAGACCCGCACTACTACACGAAAGCACCAACTGCCGGATTCCGCATCTCGATTGGTGCGGACTTCGCCTATAGCTCGAAAACCTACGCCGATTACAGCGTCGCCGTCGTGCTCGCTTCGGTAGGAAACCAGCACTTCGTCCTTGATGTTGTTCGTAGGCAGGTGGAGGCAAGCGCCTTCGGAGGTGTTCTCAAGACACTGCAACAGCGTTGGGGCGGGATGATCCATGCGTACATCGGCGGAACCGAAAAGGGCATCATCGACTTCATGAAGCAACAGGGGCTGCGCATTAACGCGATGCCAGCTTCTGCCGACAAGTTCACGCGCGCTCAGGCTGTTGCCGCCGCGTGGAACCGTGGTGAAGTCATGATCCCGCACGCTACGTGGACTGACGAGTTCGTGGCCGAGGTTGGGTCGTTTACGGGCGTCAAGGATCGCCACGACGATCAGGTTGACGCGCTTGCTGGCGCCTTCTCTCCGTACGCCAAGGCTCCTGCCGCGCGCATTGTGCAAGGCGGCGGTTGGTAGTGGAGTTCCTCCACGCCAAGGAGGCGATGCGTGCTTGCGAGGCGAACCTTAGCCCGCGCTACCATCGTCTCGACAAGCTCGAGCGGTACGTCGAGGGTACGCAGTACGATGGCCGTAAGAGCTTCTGGGACGAGAGCGTTCCGGTGTTCGAGCGAGCTCCATGCTTCGTCTATCCGATCTTTCAGCACGCGAACCAAAGCAACACCGACCTTTGCCTTGGTGAGGGAAAGTTCCCGGCCATCACGGCGCTGTCGAACGAAGACGATGCAGCCTTCGACGATCAGTTCGGCCTAGACGAGGAGCAGTCGGAGATCCTCGATCGGTTTATCCTTGGCATCGAGAAACAGGCCAGCCTTAGAAGCGTCTGCCGCGAGAGCCTAAACGCTGCGCAGTCGTGCGGCACTGCGGTAGCCATTGGCGGCATTCGCAACGGCAGGCTCGTTGTGGATACGACCAAGGCCAAGTGGTGCAAGGCTGAGCACGACGAGACCACTGGAGCAGTCACCAGCCTAGAGATTCGCTACCCGTACCTTGAGGAGTACAAGGACGAACGCGAAAACAAGTGGGCACTTCGGTGCATGCTCTACCGTCGCGTGATCGACACTGAGTTCGACACGACCTATCTACCCGCGAAAGCGGATGAGGAAGGACGTGAGCCCAACTGGGTGGCTGACAAGAGCAAGACGCTTGCTCACGGGCTCGGGTTTTGCCCGGTCCTCTGGTATCGCTTTCTCAAGCCATGCAGCACGGTCAACGACATCGATGGCGAGCCACCACATCGGCACCTGCTTGATGAGTGTGACGCGCTGAACTTTGCGATCAGCCTGCGGCATCGTGGCGCGATGTACGCGAGCAGTCCTCAGTACATCGAGACGGGTGTCGACAAGGGCTACAACCCTGCCCCAATGGGCCGCATGGCCGAGGTCGTCATTGGCGGTGGCATCGACCCGATTACGGGCGCGACGATGCCCAGCTACGTGACCCCTGCTAGCGGCAAGGAAGCCGCTCGCCAAACGGGTCCTGGCGTTATCTGGACCTACGAAAACGAGGGCTCGGACGTCAAGCTGTTGACGCTTCCAGGCGACGCTCTTGACCCCGCGGACAACAACTGCCGTGACCTTCGCGCCAAGATCGCTGAGGGGCTGTGCGTTGTCTTCACCGACACCGAGAATACGCTTCGCACGGTTGACATCAGCGGTCGTGCTCTCCGCGAGATGCATAAGAAGCAGACCGAGCATTGCGATCAGATCCGCGATGACTTCGGCAACCACTTTCTGCTCCCACTGGTGGACATGCTGCTGCGGATCGTGCTTGCAAAGCCGAAGGGGCTCTACCTGTCTGGCGTCAAGAAGGTTCTGCCAATCCTCGCCAAGTTCAACGCACAGATCGAGGGCGGCACTTCGCAGTGGTTCGCTCCTGCGCTTGAACTCGATTGGGGCGAGTACTTTCCGCTGACGGGCTTGGACAAGCAACAGGACATAATGGCGGTTACCGCCGCTAAAGAAGCGAAACTAATCACGCACGAGACTGCGGTTGGCGAGATGCGTGACTACTTCCCGATCGGCAACGTCCCTGAGTACATGCTGGCGCTTGAGAAGGAAGACGCCGAGAACCAACAGAAGGCTGTCGACAACGCCAAGGCTATGGCTGAGGCGAGCGGCCCTTCGCAGTTCGGTGGCGGTAAGCTCGCACCCAAGGGTAAGCAACCCCAAGAGGCCGCGTGATCGAGTGCATTGCTTGCGGCAAGACCACGCACCCCGTGCAGGACTTCCACCCAAGCGGTCGGATCGTGGACTGCTGCGGCAACTGCATGGCGCCCATTAAGGCCGCTCAACAGCCTGTCGCAGCCCAACCCGCCCAGAAGGCGCCGCAAGCGGCCCAGGTGGCCGTTAGACGCGCTTTCGAGCCACAGGACGGCAGCGACATCGTTGCGACCATCAAGACCCGCCTAGGCGTCGCCAGGGCCGAGCTAGTGCGCCTCGAGGGCGTTCGCTCCGAGGTCGCAATGCTCGAGCGGATGCTTGATGCGGCTGGCGTTGTCGAGATGACGACGACCACGATGCCCATCAGCTACGAACCCGTCCCGATCGCGACCGCCCACTGAAAGTTTGACGATGAAGGAATGTCTTTGCTGCGGGGCACAAGCTCCAGCGGAAGCGCACACGTGTGCGGATTGTGGCCAAGCGTCGTGGTCCGAATTCAGCCCAACACAGCCCGACGCGCCCACTGAGGACCCGAAGCCCGCTCGTAAGGGCCGCGCACGATGAGCATGCGCATCCAGGGCATTATCTCGGACACGAGTCCGTCGTCCGCCTCCACGGCCGCAGGTGACATCGTTTCGGGGCTCGCCAACTTTGACGCGCTCACGATCATCGCGAACCTTGTGGGTGCAACAGGTGGCACGCTCGACGTGTACCTGCAGACGTCATGGGATGGCGGGACGACTTGGTACGACTGGGCGCACTTCCCGCAGCTCGCCGCAGGTGCAGCAGCCATCAATTACACGATCTCTGCGCCGTCCAGCGGTGACCCGTCGCCGATCGTCGTCGGCAAGAATACCACTCCAGCGCTTGCCGCCAACAGCGTGGTCGGCAGCGTTTGGGGACCTCAACTCCGCGCGCTGTATGTCGCTGGCTCGTCAACATCAGCCGGCGCAGCCGTAACCATCACGATCTGCGGCTACCAAGCCCGCACGTAAACTCAACCTCTTAGCTTAGGAATCATCCATGACGGCTCAAGCCGGAACCATCAAGGGCATTACGCTGCTCCGAGAGCCCTTCGGGGGCGCAACTGGCCGCCATGTGGCGGAAGTCTTCGTTACCTACCCTGCCTATACGGCCTCCTCGGACACGACCACGGTTGCGGCCGTTGGCGCTGCGATCGCCGCTCGTCGTCGAGACGGCAAGACGGTCACGCTCAAGGACGTGACGCAGGGCCAATCTGGCCTTCAAGGCACGACTGAGTTCTTCAACGGCACCCTCGCGGTCAGCACGGACGCGATTACGGGCCAGCTAGAGAACAGCTCGGGCACGGAGATCGACGCCGCATCTGGCGTGACGGACCGCCCCTGCTCGTTCGTTGTTTCGTATCTTCTCGCCTAGTTTCAAGCTCGTCTCTTCAGCTTCCTTCACGTCGGACGCGACGGTTTAAACACGGCCAAGGAACATCGTGACTGATTCAACTGCGGCTCCCGCTGAGCCGACGGTGGCGCCGACTATTGCCACCGAGCCAAAGCCTGCTGCACAGACTGGCGACCAAGATCCGCACTGGCTCCCAATGCGCCTCGCGCAAAAGGAAAAGCAGGTGCTCAAAGAGCTTGGCGTCGAGACGATTGAGCAGGCCAAGGCGAACCTTGCTGAGCTCAAGAAGCTTGAGCAAGAGCGCATGACCGAAACCGAGCGCCTCAAGGCTCGCGTTGCTGAGCTCGAACCGATCGCGAAAGAACGCGACGAGTACAAGGGCGCGATCGCAGCTCGTGCGGCGCAAGAGCTTGCGGCTTTGAGCCCCGAGCAGCGTGCAGCGGTCGAAGGCATTGCCTCAACGCCGTCTGCACAGCTCAAGGCGATCGAAACCCTTCGCCCCACGTGGGCAAAGGCTGCAGCACCAATCGCTGCGCCCGCTTCAACCACTCCCGCTCCATCGGCTCCTCCAGCCGCGAGCACGACGAGTGGACCGAACCACTACGAGGTTTGGCAATCGCTCAAGAAGACGAACCCGATTGCCGCGGCCTCATATCTCGATCTGCACCAGGTCGAGATTGTCAATCTCAAGAACGCCCGACCTTAGCTTACTTAATCACTCGGGCAGAAAGCTTTTCTTAAAACATGGCAGTTATTCAAAGGGCTTCTCTGCCTGAGGAGTTCTACGACATCACGTCGGCCAAGCTGCTCAAGCAGCCTGAGCCGCAGTACCTGCACGCAATGCTGGCCAAGATGGCCATTGTTGCGGACCTCCAGGTTAGCGCGCTTGGTATGCCTGGCCGCGGTCCAAGTGGCCAGGGCGCTGAGTACACGCAAGCGGGAGACGACCGCTACAACTTTAGCGATCCGATCATGTCGGAGGCCATTATGGCAATCGTCGGCTTGGGCACCGCGCCTGGCCACACGATCCGCATGAACCGGCCGAAGTTCACGGACACGACCTACACGCAGGCGTCGCGCGAAGTGGCCACCGCCTCGACGATCTCGACGGTTCCTGTCGACGTCTCGAGTGAGCAAGTTGCCGTCACCGTCAAACGCTTTGCTGGCCCATACGACCAAACAAACGCCCGCGTTGCTCCGTACGCTATCGACGAATTCGACTCGAAGATGAGCATTCACAAGCTCGCTTCGATCGTGGGCACGCACATGAAGCGTGACTTCGACAAGTGGCTTGATGCCGTTCTTGTTGCGCTTTTCGATATCGTTGCTTCGGGCAACACGCTCTATCCGACGGGCATGACTGCGGACAACGATTCGACGCAAGCGAACTCGTTTCCGATGGACTTCGACCTTCTCTCGCGCGCCGAGCAGAAGCTTGACGAGCTGAACATTCCGGTGTTCGGCAATGGCCGCCGGATTGCGATTGTCACCCCGCGCCAAGCCCAGCAGCTCAAGAACGACTCGCAGTTCGCTCGCTACGTCATGTTCCACAAGGACGTGAACCCGATCTTTACGAGCTACATCGGCTCGGTCGGCAATCTCGACATCCTGAAGAGCAACACGCTCACCACATCGTCGAACTCGAGCTCTGTTTCGATCAACTACGCTCAGGTGTTCGGGCCTGGCAAGGTCGGCCTTGGCGTGGGCGAGATGCCTCGTGTCCTCGCGTCGAGCGATGATAACTATGGACTACAAAGTAAGAACATTTGGGAGTTCGAAGCCGGCTTCGTCAACCTTGATTCGCGCTTTGGCCTCTCGCTCCACACGGACTGATCGGAGCTCATAGCAATGGGATATAACCAAAAGCTCCGTTACGCGCAGCAGGACACGGGTGACGTCGCGGCAGCTGGCGTTGCTGGAACCGTGTTCGCGGGTCCGACGCTCTTGATGAGCAAGGTGCAACCGGGCACGCTCATGGCTCGCATTAAGGGCACGATCGCAACGGGTTCGCTGACGTTCGCACCGTCGTGGCAGGTCAGCGACGATGGCACGGTGTGGGAAAACGTTGTCCCAATGAACAACGCGGCCAACGTCACGTTTTCGGCAACGGCTACGAAGCACCTTGAGGGCCCTCCGTGCCTCTCTGGTAAGCGCTATTGCCGCGCGGTTCTCACTGGCGCTGGCGCTACGGCGTCCACGGGTGACTTCACGCGGTTTTCGTACAGCTACCTGCTCAACGACTTCCCAGGCTGAACGTAGCTGATGGCACTGCTCGATAGCGAGGTCGCACGAATCAAGTACGAGCTCGGCTTCAACCTCATGGGGATTGGGGCCGAGCCGCGTATCGACGTCGTTGCGGTTTTCGAGCAGGTGATCCAGCCGTACATTCTTAGCGGTGCGACGACGACGACCAGCACGGCAGTGGTTGGAACCGGGTCGCCAGTTCTGACCACGTTGACACTTGCTAACGTGACCGGCTTCAGCGTCGGCGATATCGTGGTGGTGGACGTTGATTCGCGGCAAGAGCGGGCAACAATCGAGTCAATCTCTGGCTCGACTATCTCGGCGCTGCTCTCGCTCAGCCACTCCGGAACCTACGCGGTGACGGTAGAGGGCGGTGAGACCATCGTGCGGCAGATCCTACGCCGCTTGATGGAGATTGCGGGCGATGGTGGGCAGCTCTCGCAAGGAGCGGCTACCGCAGGCCTGAAGCGCGTGGATGAGATCGAATTCGGCCTCGCTGGCGGCAGTACCAAAGGCCGTATCGATGAGCTCAAAGAGCTTCGGATGTACTGGCGTGACGAGCTTGCCTCAGCGCTTGGCGTTCCGAACATGTGGCAGCGCAAGATTAGCGGCGGCCAACGCTGCTCGCTGTACTGATGTCCCTCCGCACCGCCCTATTGCCCACG